TGATGTAGACTGTTCGGTTACCGATCTTCCCCTTCTTCAAATTTGAAAGGGTCAGGGAGGTAGCATCGAAATCTTTAGCGAGTTGAATCATGTTGGACGACATTGTGGTTTATATTTTCCTATAGACCCGAACCTTTAAGTCATTTTTTTTCTTGATATATGACAACTAACATCATGGGTCTCTTCAAAGATTGTGGATGTGGATGCAACGGTGCTCGTCAGCAGGAAAAATTTGTCACGTCGATCATGTCGGCGTTGACCTTTTTCATCGTCTCTAATCCAGAGACGTACAGATTAACTAGAAGTGTTTTTGGTAAGTGGGTCAGTGGACCAACGGGATGCGCGTCGACGAGTGGACTCGCGCTTCACGCCATCGTCTTCATGCTCGTTGTCTGGGGCATGATGAATACAAAGAAAGAGGGCTACTCGGTCGAAGATAAGCCAGCGCGTATAATCGTTGATGGACAGGATGTTGGACCAGCGCCAAAAGTTATTACATTTAATGTGGACGCGTCGGCGAAGGCACCACCAAAAATGGCTGACATGCCAACCGCGGTGCCAGGATTTACTGAGGAGCAATTTGGTTTCTTGGATTCTGGGTTGAACCTCGGATCTATGGACATTGCCGAGGAAATCGACACTCCAGGCACAACGTGCGGGTGCGACAACGGACAAACCGTGACGATTTCTTAAAAATCATCATCAAATTGAATCTCACCCACATCATCACCCATCTTCCCGTAATCACCCACGCGCTTTTCAAAAAAATTTGTCTTCCCATCTAAGCTTATGTTTTCCATAAACTCAAATGGATTTGAACTGTTCCAAATTTTAGCGCGCCCGATTTGTTTCAGTAATCGATCGGATACGTATTCGATATACTCAGACATCTTTTCAGATGACATGCCGATCAGGCTGCACGGCAGAGAATCGACGATAAAACTTTTTTCAATCTCGACGGCTTCGCGAATGATCTGCTGAATTGTTTCGTCGTTTGGTTTGTTTTTGAGCATATTGAATAACTCGACCGCAAAATCAAGGTGTAAACCCTCGTCGCGACTGATTAATTCGTTGCTGAAACACAATCCCGGTAAGAGACCTCGCTTTTTGAGCCAGAAGATCGCACAGAAACTCCCACTAAAGAAAATACCCTCCACACACGCGAAGGCGAATAATCTCTCCGCGAAGGGTTTGGAATTGTCGAACCATTTCATAGCCCACCGCGCTTTTCGTTCAATACACGGGATTGTCTGAATCGCTTCGAATAAGTTTTTCTTTTCAACGGGGTCCTTGATATATTTATCGATCAATTTACTGTACGTCTCACCGTGTACCATTTCGTTATGCATCTGGTATGCGTAGAAGCTCCGCGCCTCCGTGTATTGCACTTCGCTTCCGAAATTGTCTTCAAGATTTTCGAAAACGATTCCATCCGAACCGGCGAAAAACGCCAAGATCATCTTGATAAAATGTTGTTCGTTTTCACTCAACGCGACCCAATCGTCCATGTCCTTCGAAAGATCCACCTCCTCCGCGGTCCAATTAGACATTTGAGCCTTTTTGTAGAGCGCCCACAAATTCTCATGTTTGAGTGGGAATACAGTGAAACGGTTTAACGTCGGGAGAAGCATTGGCTCCGCATCGTCGATGTAATCTTGAAAATCAAAAAAAGAACCAATTAATGTATCATCCAATAAAATTTGTGGATAGTTCGTAACAAGTTTTCCACACTTTTTCGATAATTCATCTTTTGCGACCATGGTTTTTTTATAATCCAATCCTAATTCCTTACAAAGCGTTTCTGCGTGATCGCAGTATGTACATCCCTCCTTTGATAAAATTTCGAACCCCATCTGTGTAATATTCTAATTTTATTTTTGTCCTGAATCTTTAAATTACATGACGATCGAATTTTCCGAAATTCAACCCGGCGATATAGTTCAAGTACTCGCGAATATAGACGATGTAGACGATGAAATGTATGCGATTACGCGCGATCACTTTAAGGACTACATCGTTATAAACTACTTTGCCGACACGAATATGAGCTATAAGGGCGCCCCTGTGTATGAGTTGGAAGATAAAGAAGAACTGGCTCAGCCGGAAAACATGTTGGCGCATTATCCAGGAAGCGGTAGTCCTTTCATAAATCTTGAAGACAATCTATATTATAGGAACGAACCAGGCTACGATAGTGGTTTGGAGAGTGTTATACTTCACGATTCGTCCGACGATGAAGATCTTGAAGATTTCATCGTTGGTGATGACGAGATCGATGGCATTGTCATACCACCGCGCGACGCCAGAGCGATCGATAAGGAATGGAATGAGTGGGAACCGACAAGTCCAGGCGCGAAGCGATACAAGGAAACGGTCAATACGATCGAAGAATTCGCGAGACATCAGGCTGCTGAAAACAATTTTTAAACTAACGCTTTTTAAAAAAGATGAGCCATATTACGACGATTCCAAGTATGTAAAGTATCATTTAACTTAAAGCAGAAAATAATCATGGATCGCCTAAGTGCGCCAACATGACTTCAAAAAAACATGGGACAAAGACATGCAAGAATTGACAGCGAGCATCTGGTCCGACGTGGACCGCTTATTGAACAAACCAACTTTAAAAAAGTCAATTAATATCCATATATGTAATTTATGCAAAGGAATCAAGGTAGTAACACCGAGCGGCGTACCGACGTGTACAAAGTGTGGTGTCGTAGATATACATTATATCGACGATACTGCCGAATGGAGAAGTCATGTAGATGAGCGGGGTGTGATAAATGATCCAGCTAGATGTGGTGCTCCGAACGTGAATCCAGAGTTATTCTCCGATCAATGGGGCAAAGGCACCGTCATCGCTACAAAATTTAACTCGAACTACGAAGACAAGAGGATGTCGAAGATCAATTTTCATCAGAGTATGAACTACAAGGACCGTTCGCTATTTCACGCTTACAAAGACATAGACGAGGCATGTTTGAATCTTCCGGGAAGCGTTCTTCAAGACGCAAAGTTCATGTATCGTAAATTTAATGTTGAAAAATTAACTAGGGGTGCGGTGAGAACTGGGATTAAAGCGAATTGTGTTTTATACGCGTGCCGACTCGCAAAAATTCCTAGGACGACGAAGGAGATCGCTGACATGTTCAATATCCAGAGCAAAGATATTAGTCGGACTACACAAATATTCAAAGATACTTTATTAGGAACGACGAAGAAGAATTATATAACAAAACCACATAATGTTTTACAAAGATTACTTAATTCATTTGAAGTATCAAGAGATGAACGTTTCAAATGTAATCAAATGTGTGTTAAACTAGAAAAGTGTACGGAACTCATGAGTAAAACACCGACCTCCGTCGCAACTGTCGTTATATGTATTATTTTGAAATCAAAAATACCAAAGTCAACTGTAGCTGAACGGTGTTCCGTATCGATACCAACGATCAATAAAATAGAAAATATCATAATGCGGTATTTAGAGAAATAATTTAATAAAGATATATAGTATGGTTTTGAAGATCTTCTTGTCAACGCCTTGTTACGGTGGGTTATGTCTCGAAAAATACATGACGAGCCTAATCAAGCTTCAACTCGCACTGATTCGAAAAGGAGTTCAACTGATGATTGATACAACCGAAAATGAGTCGCTCGTACACAGGGCTCGGAATGTCGCTGTGGGTCGTTTCATGCAAAAGACCGACGCGGACTACTTTCTTTTTGTAGATGCCGACGTCGACTTCGACGCCGAATCGGTCATTCGGCTATTCGAATCGGGGCATGATCTTTCGTGTGCGATATATCCTAAGAAGGTCGTCATGTGGGACCAAGCGAAACACGCCGTCGAAAACGGCGACGATCGTAACCTCGCGATGATCTCTTCGAGTCTCGTCGCCAACATAGGCGCGCATAAGCGAACGGTCGAAAATGGTTTCGTGGAGGTGCTCGATGGTCCTACAGGATTCATGATGATCAAACGATCCGTGTTTGAAGAGATGGAAAAGAAGTTTCCAGATCTAATGTGTAAAAATGATCATCAAAACCGGGACTTTGATGACTACTGTGCGGTTTTCGATTGCATGATCGATCCGGTGTCTCGCAGATACTTGAGTGAAGATTATGCGTTTTGTCGAAGATATCAACAGATAGGCGGAAAAATCTATGCAGATTGTTATACAACACTCGGTCACGTAGGCAATCTACCATTCGGTGGATGTCTAAACGACAGGCTTAAAGTTTAAGAGTGTTTAATTTAAAATGAAGATCACAGCGTCTATCGTAAGATCAATCTCAAGTACGCGAATAAAAATTATATATAATAACCTTACATTTGATTCATGCAAACCACTCATCATCGAACACGTGTTCAACGAGATCCCAATACCCCACAAATCCGTCGATCGTTTAGTTAATCGTTTAGTCCATCGAGATGTAGACGCGTATGATTATAATCGAAATATTTTAGACGAGCAGATATCAAGAGCTTAGAGAAATAAGTAATATACATTGTAATGAAGCTATCAACCATTATCGTAAAACGTTCCGAAGCCGTTCACGTGAAAACCTTACACACTGTTTTGAAATTAAATTTGAAATGTATTCAAGTGGGTGGCGTTCAAAATGAAGTGGCATATGTAAACGACGATTCACACGACAAAGTTGCCGCCATTCAGAGTCATCTTAAACGTTCGGATAGAATTCTTTTTATCGATTTCGGTATTTCTATGGATGAAGATTCTATTGATCAAGTTTTACAACTCGCGGACGGTGTCGGGTGTCTCGTATTTCCCGGTGTCAAGGAGGGTATCGATTGGGAAATGTTTAAACAGAAAATCAAGGATAAAGTCGATGAACCTGTGTCTCAAATGGGATTACATTTTGATACTCAAGTTGGAAATAAAATAAAAGACGATTTTTATTCTGTCGTATCAACCTCCGCGAAATGTTGGGTAGTTTCTTCAAAACATATCACTCGGGCGATGAAAGATAAACGCTCGGGTACTTTGAAGCTGCCGTCGGTTCCTCAAACCATGTTTGAACGGATGAAAGAGAAAGGTGTCAAAATTCATGCGTATACGGCATCTAAGTTAACATTTACACACCCACATGAATGTATTTCAAATTTGCTCAACGCCGCGGGGGTGAAAGCAAATTAAGCAGGTTAAAGAAATAACTCAAAATATTATACAAAGATGTCCGGAGTTCGGATACCTGTACAACGGGACGACCCATTGTACAAGTATGCTATCGCGACGATGGAATTAAACTGGGGGGTTGCCGGACGTTTCCCCGGATGCCAACCGATTTCAATTGAGTATAAACATTTTGATACTCTCAAAAAATGCGATTATCTCGTGTGTGAGAAGACGGATGGTGTGAGATACATGATGATAGCTTTATTATTCGAGGGGGAGAAGGTTTGTATTTTCATAAACCGCGCGCTTGATATGTTCAAGTGCCCGATTAATTTCAAAAAATCTGTATATAATTTGACTATAGCGGAGGGTGAATTATACGGTGATCATTTTATGATTTACGATATTCTCACATTATGTGGGACGATCGTTGGAGACCTTGATTTTCTACAGCGCCTTGAGCACTGCGAAGATCTCGCGTCGAAGGCGATTACGATGAAAAATGATACAGTTAAACTGAAAGTGAAGACCTTTCATATTTTACAAGACTACGAACAATTTTTGAATGAATATTTACCTACAGTGACAGAAGAGATTGATGGACTCATATTTACACCCGTCTACTGTCCGGTAAGAACTGGAACGCATGAGTATATGTTTAAGTGGAAACCTCTGCATAAAAATACGATTGATTTTCAATTAAAATATGAACATGGTAAATGGCGAATGTACGTTCAAGAAAAGGGTAATTTGATATTTGAATCCGAAATCCCACCGGATAAACACTTTGATTATTCGTTACTTCAAGAAAATGCGATCGTCGAATGTGAATATAAACCGAACGATACACCCATGTGGTGGAAGCCATTGATGCTTCGACCGGACAAGACGTACCCGAACAGTAGAAAAACATTTTATAGAACCCTCGTAAACATTAAGGAAGACATCGATATCAAGGACTTTCTAAAATGTACGTGAGAATGTAATAGTTGTCGACCGCGGGTAAATTTTTAATTTCAATAATATTTTCATCATCTTGCAAAACCCATCGATCTTCGTATTTCACGAGCGAAAAATAATGTCCCCCGTGCTGCGCGCCTTTGTGAATCACACACGATTTTAAATTATACACCAATTCATTAAATATTAATCTATTTTCTAGTTCAATATTAGATTTTTTGTCAAAAGATATAAACAAAATTTCGGGGAGTTTTGAAAATACGACCCTCGTCACAGCCGCGTTATATACGGTGCCTTCCTCGTCCTCGTAGTCGATGAGGGTATTCCAATCTAAACTGGTTTTGATGAGTTCACTGATTTTACATACTTTATCGTTGATTGATAAGGTTTGAATACTAAACGGTACTTCCACGGTTGATTTCCCACCCGGCCAGATAGTCACCTGTTTGTGCGAACCATAAATGCCATTTTTTAATTCCGGGAACGATTTTTCTAAAATATCGATAATACAAAAGAGCGCGTCCTGAGCGTCGTGTGGCTCGAGCATCGTGAATCGTTTAAATATTTTTTGAAATTCATCAAGTAACGGTTTGACGTTTATCACACACGGTTCTTTTGTATTGAAATAATTTTTAACAAGTTCCTCGTATATTTTCGTGAATTCACATTCACCTGTATACTGATTCGTATAAATATAATTCGTGACGGGATCACAATGTAAAAGACACTGCAGAGCAGAATTGAAATAGCAGGTGTTTCCTAAGTTGGCTAGACCATGCATTAATTTAATATTTATAAGAAAGTTAAAGATAGTACGCATTACTAAATAGAAAAGATGAACGTTCAAAAGGTCTTTGAAACCATCCAACCGATCTTTGAAAAATATCAAAATGAAGAACACGTCGAGTTTGAAATGAGGCTCGGTAAGTTTAACTGTGGCGTTTTCGATACTGATGTATCTAAGGAGAAATTCGAATTTATGATGGACGGTTTGAAAAAATATACAGGGTGGGAGAAAATACTAACCACCAACGAGGAGGTGTATTATCGCGAAAACGATAATTTGCGTATTTCTATTGACGA